ATCTGTAAGTTCAATTAAAAATGTTATAGGAGATATTAATAATAGTAATCTTGATAACTTCAAATCTATATTAAAATTAAATTCTTATGAAAATAAAGACGATATTAATAAGCTTCTCTCTACCATTACAAATAATAATCAAAATTTATTTTCAAAAAATAAAGATGAAACTATTAAAATGGTATCTGACCTTATTTCAAAAAATAAAGAATTGATTACAAAAGATAATGAAGTTACATTTCAAAAAATATTAAATGTTTTCCCTCCAGATTTAATTGATGAAATGAAAAAATATTTTATTAAACATAAAACTTCAGCATTTAAGGGCGCACAATCTGAAAATAGAATTGAAAATATTTTAAATAATATTTTTAAAGATGGAGAGATTACAAATATGTCTGCTGTTAGTCATAGTGGTGATTTCCACTTAAAACGTAAAAGTAAAGAAACAATTATGATTGAAAATAAAGATTATAAAGCTAATGTCACATATGATAATGTTACAAAATTTCAAAATGATTGTAATGATTTAGATATGCATGGAATTATGCTGTCACATAATTCTGGTATTGCTTCAAAGAGAGATTGGAGTTTAGAAATTATTAATAATAAAATTTTAATTTATTTAATAGATGTTGATTATGATCCATGTAAAATTTTAAGTGCTGTAAGTTTAATTGATAATATTGCTTCACAATTAAATAGTATTATTAAAGAAGATACTAATAGCAATATTAATATTGATCAAGATACTATGGTAGAAATTAATGATGAACTCAATAATTTTATAATCAATAAAGAAGAAATATATAAAGTTTTGGCATTAAATGATAAAAGATTGAGAGAAGCATTAGATAAAATTAAATTATCTAAATTAACATCTTTTTTTTCTGGAAAATGTGAAGCATTACAAACACATAAATGTCCATATTGTTTTATTGAGTTTGCAACTAAAGCAAAACGAGGCGGTCATATGTGGCGCTGTAAAAAAAATCCTGATTATAATAAACCAAATTCCGAGAAAAAACCACAAAAAAAAACAAATAAAAAATCATCCTCAAATGAAGAACAAAGTATGGAAAAATTACAACAACAAATTTCAATAAATACAGAACAATGTATGGAAAGCGATTCTGAGTGACTTTTTACTAAAAAAAGTAAGTAAAAATTAAAAAAAAAGTTTAGAAAAAAATTTTAATTAAAAAAAAAATCTAAAAATAATTTAAAAAAAATTAAAGTTTATCACAACTTCGTTGTTAGTTGCCTTCGGCAACGATAAACTTTAGACAAATCTCTCAAAATACTTTTTTCAAAATTAAAAATATTTAACAAATATATTTATATAATTGTTTTTTATGCTTTTAAAATATTTATTATCTTATTACATAACAAATATTTTATATAATTATATTTATGGTCTCTCTAATTTCGCGAAGATTTTATTCTAGACTCGAGATAAGTTATTGAAAACTTCGATTTATTTATAATATTTTTGAGAGATCAATGATATTATCTAATAATATAAAAAATAAATTAAATGTTAATTTATGATTAAATATAATGTTTTTTTTTTATTATCTAAGAAGTTTTTTAAACTATTTTTTTTATACTAAGACTTTTTGTCACCAAGCAATTCAAACTGAAACAATTACCAAGAAACAACATTTTAAAAAATCGATTGAAACTAATACCATTAAAAATACATTAGAAAAATATATACAAACCGATATAACTATGTCTGATTTTAATGATAATAATGAATGGTGTAATCTAATCTGGACAAAAATGTATCCTATTTATAATGAAGAAAATCTGATTGATGTATAGCATCTCTCAAAAAATATTATCTTATCTTTAAAAATATATAATTAAATTTATAAGCTTAATTATATATATGTCATATTATGTGTATTTTATACAATCAACCAATGGATCCACTTATATAGGAGCTACAGTTGATATAGATAAACGTATTCGTCAACACAATAAAGAAATAAAAGGCGGAGCAACTGCTACATCTATAAAAGTTTCTCAAGGAGAAGCATGGACTTATGTATGTTATGTTGAAAACTTTCCAACATGGAATGAGGCATTAAAATTTGAATGGCGATGGAAACAAATATCCAGACAAATACAAAAATCAAACCCTAGACAAAATCCAACTGATAAACGCTTACAGGCATTAAAAACTCTCCTGGAATTAGATAGACCAACATCTAAAGCACTACTGTATTCGGAATGGGAATCACCTCCAAATGTTATTTATACTTAGAAAAACATAGAAAAACTTAGAAAAACATAGAAAAACTTAGAAAAACTTAGAAAAACTTAGAAAAACATAGAAAAATACCCAAAAAATGCCTATTTTCTGTTTGTGACCATTTAACGTAATAAAAAATTTTTTTATAAAATATGTGTTTTTTTTTCTGAAAAATAATTTGAGAATATTTTTGGAAAATGGACATTTATTATTGTCCATTTTCAGATCTGGCGCACAAATATAGAAATTCGGCGCAAAATACACATTTTTCAGTTGTTTGCTTGGTGAGCATCACAAAATATAAAAAAATCATAAAAAAACTTGTGACGACAAAAAAAAAACATAAAAAAATGACCTAAAAATTTTTTCGGACATTTTATAAAATGGAAATATTTGGAAATAAAAAAGTAGCAAAAGTAGCAGATTTTCACTTTTGTAAACTTTGTGATTATAAATGCTCTCGACGCTCAAATTTTGAAAAACATTTGTCAACCCAAAAACACAAAAATCGCGATTTGGAAACATTTGGAAACGAAAAAGTAGCAAAAGTAGCAGAAAATGAAAAAATTTACAATTGTGTGTTTTGTAACAGAAATTTCAAGACGAATTCAGGTTTGTGGAAACATAAAAATACTCAACATAATGAGAGCACAAATGTTTCAGAAGAGGTAGTGATTAAATTAATCGAGCAAAATAAAGAATTACAAAAACAATTAACAGAGCAAGTTAAGAAGCAAAATGATATTATATCTGATATCTCTCCAAATATTGTTAATGTAACAAATAATACTATAACAAATCACCAAAAATTCAATATCAATATATTTTTAAACGAAGATTGTAAAAATGCAATAAATATGAGTGATTTTATTAAATCTATTAAGGTAAGCTTGGAACAATTAAACATTACTAATTCAAAAGGATTAGTACAAGGTATCAGCAATACAATTGTAGAAAATATGAAAAAATTAAGTCTTCACGAGAGACCAATGCATTGTACCGATATTAAGAGAGAAATATTATATATAAAAGATAATGATATTTGGGAAAAAGATAAAGATAAAAATTTTATAAAGAAAGCAATAAAAAAGACATCTGGGAAAAATTATGAAGCATTATCAGAATGGACCAAAGAAAACCAAGATTTTATGGAAAATGATAATAAACAACATTTTTATGCAAAAACATTATCAGAAATTGGAAAATTAACCGATAATGTAGATAGCAAAGTTATCAAAAATCTATGTAAAGAAACATATTTAAAGTAAAAATGTTATAACATAGTATTATGACAGTATTTATAGCAATTAGAAATAAATATACAGGAGCCTACAATATCTTTCATAGTGAAGATTATCAAGAAAGAGCTTACTATAAATTTATGAATAAAAGCTCTATTCGTGATAGAGAAAATATTAAACTAGATGAAATAAAATACAATTTTACTATGCAAAAATTTAATATAGGTGTAATCGGCCAAGCAAATAAATATTCAAGATTCTGTGTTTTAATAGACAAAAAAAATGACTATTGTGTCCTATCTGACGACAAAGAATCTCTACAAAACTATTTTCATTGGAATAATCTTTTTGTTATTTTTTAATACGACTTAGCGAGTGGGTGGATAATCCCATACAAAAAATCATGCGAAATTTTTGTAAATGTTAAAATATTATATACATATAATGGTTTATGAATATTGGTTATAAAATTTATTTAAGATATTTAAGGTTTCGTATATATAAAATAAAAACAATACAAGATATTATAAAAATAACACAAAATATTGGATTTTTTATTCGTCCGGCAACCAGTGACACAATTTCAGCTGTATTTATAGATTGTTTTAATCGATATCCTTTAACAGAAATCGAAATACAAAAATTATCTCTTTTTCAACAACATTATGATCTTGGATTAGGTATTGAAAATTATGCATCATTCCTTATATGGATTTCATGTATTCAAACTATAATTGAAAGCGAAGAATTATTAAGACTTTGTTAAACAATTATCTGTGGAAACAATTATTGGTTATACAATGATGTATAGATGCTGTAAGTACAAAACAGATACCTGTTGTTATAGATATTATCACGCAACACAATTTACAATTTTCTGCAATAATTGATTCTGAATTTGGATGTAAACTTGTTGGTATTTCTTTATAATTAATGTTTGATTCTATATCTGATTGAGTATTCATAATATTATATACTACATAATATTATGTTAACATATAATTAAATAATATTTAAATGTTATTTAACTTATTTAAGATTTATTGATTGCTTAAATATGTACTGAAATTTGTTCCACACAATCTTATTTCAGGTACAGATGGCCCATATACTCCCTGTGCGACTAATAATCCGGTTGTTATTCCTACTATTATACATGTAATAATCCAGCCAAATACTGTTTTAATTAAAATCATCCCATTTATTCCCTCTATCTTTTTAAAAGATTTATTTTCCAATAATCCTACTCCTACTGTTGCTCCAATTTGACAATGAGTTGTAGATAAGGGAATTTTTAATCTACTTCCGGTAATAATTACTAATGCTGAACCAAGCTCAATAACTGTCCCTCTACTTGGTGTTATTTTACATAATTTTGTACCAATTGCATTAATAATTTTTTTACCATATACTATTAACCCACCTGCTATCCCTATCCCACCTAATGCTAATACCCAATAAGCATCATCCTCCATACTTACTTTTTTAGATAAATCACCTTTTGATTTATATATCGTGTAAATTGCCGCAAAAGGACCAATTGCATTTGCTACATCATTAGCACCGTGACTAAATGAATCACATACAGCAGAAAAAATCTGCAAATATTTAAATACTTCTTCTATTTTCGGATCAAATTTTTCAGCATTATCATGAATAGCTTGCACTATTTGCAATTGATTTTCCGTTCTTATATTTAAATCTTCTCTATTAAGTGTTATATCGCTAAGTTCTATTGATGCTGTTGATGATAATTCAATATTATTATTTCTAGCGAATTTTTTATCAACTAATTGTCTAATTTTTGGTACCATTGGAACAGTAATTAAGCCGCCTACAGTTGCAATAGCAAATGATATACCTATTGCTGTAGAAGCATCTATTTTATGTAATCCTAAACCTTTTGCTCCTTTATAGATAATAAAAAAACTATTTATTAATAATGTTGAACCCACTAATAATGGATAGACAAAATTTAGACGATTAGAATTATAATGTTTACGTAGAACAAAAACTCTAATTATTGCAAATAGAAATGATGCGAATATACCAGAAAAAATTGGTGATATAAACCATGAAAGAATAATACCACTTACACCACCTACATATGGAAATGTGTCTACTTGTTTATACCATATTACACAATCTCCACCTGCCAATGCAATTGTCATTCCTACCATACCGCCTACACAAGAATGAGTTGTTGATACTGGCATCTCTAAATAGCTTGCCAAAAATAACCACCCACCAACAGCAGCCATAACCCACATACAACCATACATTAATAGTTCAGGATTATCTTCAAAACATCTATAATCAGCAATTCCTTTTCGAATAGTATCAGTAACATGATTTCCCATTAATATAGCGCCAGCAGTTTCAAATATTACTGCCAATAATGATGCCTGTCTAATTGTTAATGTTTTTGATCCAACAGAAGTTGCAAATGCATTGGCAGCATCATTTGAACCAATGCCCATAGCAGCAATAAAAGAATATACACCACCAACAACTACTATCCATATAAACATCTATAGACTATTTAATAAATAGTATTTAATAATATTTAAATATTATTATTATCTAATATTTTTAAAATATCTATTTCATTTGATCTAGATTCTGGATTATATTTTAACATATTGGTGACAATAATATCCTTAATTTTTTTTGGACACCAATACCATGAAAATTCTTGTTGTGGATTGTATTTTTTATTTTCAAACATTTCATATAGTAAAATTCCACATGCATAAATATCAATCTTATTAGTATAGTTTGAATTATCTTTAGACATTTCTGGTGCCATATATCTATCAGTTCCCACATCTCCAGTTAAATCAGCATCCAATTCTAACCTTTCTAAATTTTGCGAAGAATTAATTTTATGTAGGTTATAAAATTTTGATAGACC